CGAACATGCTGATGCCTACGCCACCGGCAACAACCGACTTCCCATTCTTACGCGGGACCTCCCAGTAGCTTTCGCGGAAACGGCGGTGGCCGCCCTTCTTCTTGACCCAGCCAAAGGTGACGGCCAAGCCAAACAACTGCCAAGGTTCCAAGGTGATGAGCTGACGCTTGAATGCCCACTCCCCTTTCGTGTGCGGGAGCAGCTGCATCAGCTTGAGCTTTTTTTCGGCCTTGGCCGGATCGAACTTGAAGCGAAACCCGCGCTTACGGCTGGCGGCCAAGTCGTCAAAGTGTCGTTGAATCGCCTGGTGGATGTAGCGGCACGCCGGCACCTTGCCGCGCAAAACAGACCGAGCCCACGCCATCGCCTTATCGACATTGGCATAAGTGGCTTTGGTCATCAGGAACTCAGTAGTTTGGCGAATTCGTTGGTTGAGGTTTGCTTGTTGCCGCCGATGATTCGGCTTCGACTGGACGGATCCAGACCAAGCAATGAACCGAACGTCACCAGTTGCCGCATCGATTCGTTCGCGGCGGTCAATGCCGGGTTCTTCATGGGGCTGCCCTGGGAGGACTCAACGACGATCCCGAACTTCTGGACCGCCTCTTCGGCCATCCGCCACTTGTCATAGGCAGTGCAGAACGCTTCGACGTTGTGCAGATCGGTAAGCGCAACAACATGCTCGCGCAATAATTCTGGTATCAGCATCCTCCACATGGTGGCGGCGCGTTCGCTCAGCCACTCGGGCGGATCGATATTTGTGACCGTAGAAAATTGTGGTTCGGCCTCATTCAAGGCCCGCTTGCCGGGGTTTCCAGCAAGTTTTTTCTGGGCCGTCGGCTTGGGTTTGCGACCACGGCCGGCGACCGTGGCGGTGCCCCCCATCGCGCAACTCCTGATTTTTTAATTTCGCGGTCGAGCAAGAAGACCTGAGGGCGCGGTCTAGAAGCCAAAAGCCCCAGACTTTCGACCCTCCCCCTCCTCGTGAGCGGGAATCGCTCTCATTTGGTCGAATTTCACTGTTTTTTCGGGGTTTTTCTGCTTTCAGCGCCTCGCATTTCCGAATCCACCGTCTTCGGCGGCCGTCTTAGCCGAGTGGCACGGTCCGCATAGGCTCTGCCAGTTGGTCTTCTCCCAGAACAGGACCATGTCGCTCTTGTGAGGGATTATGTGGTCGACATCGGTGGCCACAACCACCAACCCACGCGCCGAGCAATGATGACAGAGCGGATGCTTCGCGAGGAAGCCAGCCCGTGCCTGCTGCCACTTGTAGTTGTAGTGTCGCTTGGTGCTGCTCTCCCGAGGCTTGGCCCGGGCCGTGCTCTTCAGTAGGTGAGCATGATCATCACAGTAGCGAGGGTTGCGGGTCAGCACGTTGCAACCTTGGGCGTTGCATGGTTTCTGCGGCCTCATCGGCATGGTTTGCCATCCATGTAGGTGAGAGGCTGCGCATCGGGCTCTTCAGGTGCATCCTCGGCCATCGCCTGGATCAGCAGGCTATGTTGCTCTGCCATCCGCTCGAGGATCGCTGTCTGCTTCTTCTGTTCGCTTAGTATCCCAGCGAGATAGGAGATTGCTTGCCCGATCATATGCAACTTCACTCCACTCGTTAGCCACTCGCGCCGGGTAGCGAATCCTGAACATGCCATCAAAACCCATCCTTGCAACTGTGCAATGTCACTGGATCGCGATTTTCCCCTTTTTTACTGGCTAGGAATGTCAATCCGTTTTGCTATTTCAGCACAGTAAAAAATACTCACTGCCACTCTAACAACGCCCCCACAGCTAAAAATAAGCTAACGTCCATGCATTGCACACCGTGCAATGGTAGCTACCGAAATCGCCGCTCTACGCCCAGTCCCAGCATACTTAATCGTGAAGCGATCACAAGGAGCATAGTCAGATGAAGTACATAGTCCCAGCGTTAATCACTAGTGCAATGTTCTCCACAGCAAATGCCGCCTTACCCGTCCGAGAGGAAAATCAGACTTCCGAAAATTTCAATCCGACAATAACTCTCACTGATTCCTGTGAAAATGGCGGAAACAATGTCGAACTCGGTTATATCGGCGCCCCTACTTCCGCTGGCTGGGTTGTAGTACTCATAACAAAGGCAAACGGCAGTATACCGCCAAAACTAGAGCCGTACAAAATATCACCCGAACAGAGCCGCATAACAATTGGGTGCAGTTCAGCTATCAGCTCAAGCATAGTTTGGAGACATCAGGGCGACTACAAGCCGAGCGATTTAGGCAATGCATATCAATCACTTGTAATACAACACTGGAACAACCGAACCTGGACTTTAATTAACTACAATTGCGCACAAGACATCCATGTAAAACTTAGCAATTCAAAATCAGAGCTAATCCCTCAGCTCAACAACAAACTCGGAAAAGCCAATTTTGTTTACATACCTGCCGGAACTAAAGTTACCGAAGCTTGGTACGGTAACCCAATCGGCACTTCCAACTGTAACGGTAAGTGGTGAGTGGTGAGTGATCTATATATAAATATATAACCAAGGGAATCTGATGGGTTCCCACCCCCCGAAGCTGAGCCATCACCCGACTCCTACTCACTCAGCTTCGGCTGAAGGATCACACGTGCAACCATCACCAACAGGCCCAACACGCCATAGGCAATCGGCGGCAGCACAGCTTGAAGGGAAGGCATCATCTGCTCAGCCACGCCCAGAGCAGCGATCGCGCCGCCTGCCTGCACGCTGGACATGCTCAGCGCTTGTTTCCAGTTGTCGATCAGTTGCATCGGTTACTCCTGCCGCTTGGGCAATTTCAAGTCAGTGAATCGCTCAGCCAACGATGCAACCTTCTTCACGCCCATGGTGCCGATGATGGCGCCCATGGCTGCGGCAAGGCTTGAAGGCAGATTGAAGTATTCGAGCAGAGGGAATGCCCCGGCAGTGATCGCACCACAAAGGCACGACTCCAACAGGGCTTGTCGCCGGTCACCGCCGCCATAGATGACCCGCAAGAAAGCAATCCAGCACGATAGGGTTGCTGCGTAAAACATCGGGGCATGCTGACTGAGCCAGGCCATGACGATCAGCCAGGTGTCCGGTTTATCTGGCATATGTGGCATCCAGCGTCCTCCCTCTCGGGGAGCGAGTTAAATCCGGCTCCAGCAGCACTCCCAGCTCGGAGCAATGGGTGTGGTGGGGCCGAAAACGACAAAGCCCCGCACGATGGCGAGGCTTTTGGGGCAGATAGCAAAAAGCCCAGCGAGTGGCTGGGCTTTATGTGTCGTCTCTCATAACGCGCAAGATCGACATTATGGGATGAATTTACGGCCATTCTGCCACTTGGTCAAGCGGCATCGACAAAGATTTCCTCGAGGTCGAATATCTCGGTGGCATGTATAACCGCCGCCTCTTCCAGCGTCTCCAAACGCTTCTTGATGCCGTCTCTCCAGCGGTAGCGAGTGCGCTCTGGGTTGGCATCTGGATCCCAAGCGTTCATATCGTAGAACTCAGCCGGCAGCACGATCATGTCGGTTGAGCGCTTGCCCGTCTGAAGGCCCTTGAGTTGTGGGATAGCCCACGCGGTGAGCGCCTTATATATGAAGAGCTCCGGGGCTGGTGATGCAATGCGACTGGCCAGGCGGCCAATAGCCCCGACCTTGTTGGCCTTGTGGGTCGAATATTTCGCGACCAGCACATCCCAATGGGCGGCACCGAGGTTGCGGTGCAACAGTGCATAAAGGCAGCAGTCGTAATCGAACTTGTCGCGCACGGAGATGGAGCTGCCGGTACCGCCCTGTCGAAGATCGGCATCGATCAGCTTCTGCCATGACTGCTTGGTGCTGTTGTCGATGTTGTCGGCGGCCAGTACCCGTACCAGGGTGCCCATCACGTCTTTATAGATGCCCATGTCTCAATCCCCTGTGAAGTTCGATCCGCCGGCGCCGCGGCGGTTGTTCCGTTCGTATTGTTCGTGGGCACCGCCGATGACCTGACGCGCCTTGGCAATTTCCTCAAAGGCTTCCCGCAGCCTTGTGTTGAGCACCTGCACGACATCGATAAGCGGCAAGGTCTGCAGGGTATGGCCGCACACCCAGCCCGAGGCGTGACAGTTTTCGCAGGTCATCTGGTGGAAGACACCGGTGAAAATTCCGGTGCCTCGGCAGATGTTGCACTCAACGATGAACTTCAACTCCCGGCGGAAGGCGGGTCCATGCTGCTTTTTCATCATTTTTAAACCTCGCCTATGGTTGATTCTTGAATGGCCTCGCAGGCCTTATGTTCTGCGGCTTCCAGCGAATTACCGGAATCTCCGAATCTAAAGCCGGTCAATCCGTGAATCAGGGCAAAACCCTTCTGGTCTAGATGGTCGTGCCACTGTTGCAAGGCATCACGCTTGCGACC